TCCGACGTAGCTTCTGCTCTGCAGATGGCTGGTGTTCTGGATTACACTCCTGCACTGAATGCTAACAACCTTGAAGTAGACGACACAGGCAAGACTTTTGCAGGTGTACTGAACGGTCGTATGAGAGTATACATCGATCCATACTTCGTAGGCGGTTCCGGCAACCAGTACATGACTGTGGGTTACAAGGGTGCTAACGCATTCGATTCCGGTCTGTTCTACTGTCCTTACGTACCTCTGCAGATGGTACGTGCTGTAGGTGAGAATAGCTTCCAGCCAAAGATCGGCTTCAAAACCCGTTACGGCATGGTAGCTAACCCATTCGCAGAAGGCACTAACGAAGGTTCTGGTCGTATCGAGCAGAATTCCAACAAGTACTACAGAAGAGTAACTGTTTCAAACTTGATGTAATCGAAACTGCACGTTTTTGTTATGTAAAAAGGGGCTTCGGCCCCTTTTTTTATAAATAGTATTAGAAATATTTTTGGAGAGTTGTATGTCCTATTCTAAAGAATTAATTAAAGAGTTTAATTTAGGAAAATTAGGAGATTTTGGTGCCGCTATTGAAAAGGGCATTCAAGATCCAATTCCGAATGCTCCAAAAACAGAACCCGGTGTCGTTACAGCTTTAGGCCAAAGGATTGACTTTAATCCTGCATTAGATGCTTTTCCGGCAGCAGCGGCTAAATCTACACAAGCTGCAATTGATACTGCATTTTCCAGACCAAATCTTATGAAAGCTGGTGCTGCTGCTCTTGCTGGAGGTGCTTTGATTGGTGGTGGTTTAGCTTTAGGTCGTAGAATCGGCAACATTGGTGCTAAGAAAGATAAAAAAAAATTAAAAGAAGCAGGTAAAAAAGAAGATCTTTACTACAAGAAAGTAGATCTTGATCCTTATGCTCCAACATATACTGTTCCTCAACTTGCTACTACAGCAGGTGGTATAACAGGAACAACTGCTGGTTCTATCTATGGCGGCAGATTAGGTTCTGCTTTAGGTGGTCCTGTTGGTGGATTTTTGGGTGCTGGTGTTGGCGGTGCTTTGGGTGGTGCTGCAGGTTCTATTGGCGCTTATCAGCTTGCTAAGATGGCAAGACCAAAGAAGAAAAAGAAACTGGTACAGTACTACAGATAATGGCAATCAAAAATTCACAGCCCTCTTCTCTGAACTATATTCACCCTAATAATTTTACATTTAGGGTAAAAAGACTCCCTGATCTAAACTTCACAGTGCAGTCTATTAATGTTCCGGGTATTTCTGTAGGCCGTGTTGACCAACCTAACCCGATTCAAGGGTCTCCTTTACAGGGCGATAGACTTTTCTTTGCAGATTTGTCTGTTTCTTTTCTTGTAGATGAAAATATGGAGAACTACAGGGAAATATTTACATGGATGAGTAGAGTAACAAATCAGAGTTGGTCAAAACCCGGTTCATATAATTACTCTACTCTTACTAAGTCTAAACCTGCTGATGATACAGGTTTATTTTCAGATATTTCAATTAATATATTGACTTCTGCAAAGAATCCTAATATAAGATTAAAGTTTACTGATGCTTTTCCTATTCAGTTATCGGATCTTCTTTTTGATTCTCAATCAGATCCGTCTCAGTTTGCAAAAGCACAAGTAGTATTCACTTATAGAGATTATGATTTTGAAATTGTAGGAAGCTAATGCAGCTAAATGAGATTTATGAATTATGGGATGTTGATTCCCACTTTGAGAGAGACCTACTAACAGAAGAGACACTAAAGATACCGAGACTACACTCTAAGTATCTTAGGATTTTATCTGAAGAGAGAATTAGACTTAAAACGTATGAGTCTAATTATAAAAAATTATTTCGTCTTAAGCATGAGTATTACAGAGGTGATTTAGATCACGAAACTCTGACAGAACGTGGTTGGAAACAGAACCCTCTTAAAATTCTAAGACAAGATCTGGATATGTATATCCAGCAAGACGATGATATTATCGAAATGTCTTACAAAGTAACTGCTCAGAAAGAAAAAATTTCTTTAGTAGAATCTATCATGCAGCAGGTTAATAACAGAGGTTATCAGATCAAATCAATTATTGACTGGGAAAGATTTAAAGAAGGCTTGAATTGATACAAATTAATAAAATTAATGAAGTTTACATTAAGATTGATTGCCCAGAAGACGTTGCATATGAACTAAGTGATAGGTTTACGTTCGAAGTACCCGGCGCAAAGTATAGTCCCGCTTACAAAAAGAAGCTATGGGATGGTAAGATAAGACTTTTTAATATGCGTAAAAAAACTATTTACGCTGGCCTTTTACAAAACATAAAGAGCTTCTTTGACGATAAAGAGTATGAATACAGCGTAGAGAACCCTACAGACCCTATGACAATAAAAGACTTTCAGTCTTTTATCCGGGATATTGGGATCCCGGATTCTATTAAGCCTAGAGATTATCAAATTGAAGCAGTAAGACATGCTGCTGCAAGAACAAGGTCACTTCTTCTCTCTCCTACAGCTTCTGGAAAGTCTTTAATAATTTATCTTCTTACTAGATTATACGAAGAGAAGACACTTATTATCGTGCCTACTACATCACTAGTTTATCAAATGAAAGATGATTTTGTTTCTTATGGCTACGATGAGGATAGCGTTCACTGCGTTATGTCAGGACATGAAAAGGTATCAGATAAGCCCGTAGTAATATCTACTTGGCAGTCAATACATAAGGAGTCTAAGGATTTTTATTCTCCCTACAAGGTCATTATAGGGGATGAAGCACACCTATTCAAGGCTAAATCTTTAACGTCCATTATGGAAAAGACATTGGAGACGCCTTACAGGTTTGGATTCACTGGAACTCTAGATGGTTCGAACACCAACAAGCTTGTTCTTGAAGGGCTTTTTGGACCTGTTAAGAAAGTCACTACAACCAAAGAGCTTATGGATGCAAATCACTTAGCTAGTCTGAAGGTTAAGTGTATCTGCTTAAAGCACGCTGATGAGATTAGAAAAATCATGAAGGGTGCAACATATCAGCAAGAGATTGACTATCTTTGTCAGAACGAGAGTAGGAACAACTTCATTAAGAACCTTGCTCTGACAAGCAAGGGTAATACTCTGGTTCTTTTCCAAATGGTAGAGAAGCAAGGTAAGATGCTTTTTGATCTCATTAAAGATAATGGTAAAAATGTATTTTATGTTGACGGCAGCACAAAGGCTGAAGACCGAGAGTATGTTAGAAAATATGCAGAGGAGAATGACAATGTAATCATTGTAGCATCATATGGAGTGTTCAGTACCGGAGTGAATATCAAAAAACTTCACAACGTAATCTTTGCATCTCCGTCTAAGTCCAGAGTCAGAAACCTTCAATCTATCGGAAGGGGATTAAGAAAGTCTTCAATTAAGGACACAGCCATTATATGGGATATCTCCGACGACATCAAGCACAGAAATAGAGAGAACTACACGTACCTTCATTTTAAGGAACGGTTGAAGATTTACACCGAGGAGAAATTTAACTTTAAAGTATATGAGATTGATCTATGACAAAAAAGAAACAACCAGTGAACTATATCGACAACAAGACATTTTACAAAAGACTTGTTGAATATCAAAAAGAGTGCTACGACGCTATGGAGAGTGGTGAAGAGAAGCCTTCTATTCCTACTGATATCGGTATTTGCGTCAGTACGATTGCGACTAGGCTTGCAACAAAGCCTAACTACTCAGGTTACATATTCAAAGAGGATATGATTGGTGACGGTATTGAAAATGCATTCGAGGCAATTTTGAAGTTTGATCCAGAGAAAGGTAGTAACCCTTTCGCTTACTTCACGCAGATTATTTGGAATGCATTTATCCGAAAGATCGAGAAAGAGAAGAAGCTCTTGCTGATTAAGAAAAAATACTATGACCATAAGTTTGTCAATCAAGAGCTTGTAGATTACTCTATGACTGATAAGGCTACGATACCGTATGTTGATACGTACATTCAAAACGATTACATGGACGAACTAGAGAAGAAGCATAACGAAAAGAATGGCTAAGATTGCTCTGATTGCTGACACACATTACGGTGTACGAAATGATAACGTGAATTACTACAATCACTTTGAGAAGTTTTTCAATAATGTTTTCTTTCCGTATCTGAAAAAGAACCCTATCGAAAAGGTGGTTCACTTAGGCGACGTAGTTGACCGTAGAAAGTACATAAATTTTCTGACGGCACATAACCTAAGAAAGACTTTCCTTCAGCCACTAGAGGCTATGGGGATGGATATGGACATCATTGTTGGCAACCATGACACATTCTATAAGAACACAAACCAGATCAATGCGATTGATGAAGTTGTAAGAAGATATAAGAATATAAACTTCTACAAAGATCCCGAAGAAGTAGATTTGCTTGGTCTCCACACACTATATCTGCCGTGGATATGCAAAGAAAATCATGAGCAAAGCATGAAGCTGATTCAAAGCTCAAACGCAAGACTGTGTATTGGCCATTTGGAGATCGAAGGTTTTGCTATGCAGCCCGGTCACTTAAACAAGGATGGTATAAGTGCATCCTCGTTTAAAAGGTTCGAAAAAACATTATCAGGCCACTTTCATCACAAATCTGACAGCAATGGTATTCACTATCTTGGTTGTCCATATCAGATGGACTGGTCGGACTATGGATATGTAAAAGGGTTCCACGTCATAGACACGGAAACTCTGCAGCTAACCTTTGTGGAAAACCCATACAACATCTATACGAAGTATATTGTTGATGGCACAGGCAAGTATAAGAAATCTGTTAAGGAACAGCATGTCAAAGACCATTATGTTCGTATTATTGTAAAGGAGAAGGTTGATGTTGATGAGTTTGATAATTTTTTATCAGCAATAGAATCACACTCTCCCCATGAGGTTAAGATCATAGATGAGACTATGATCTATCAAGAGAAAGAGACGAATGTTGATCTTGAAAACGTAGAAAACACAAGACAGATCATTGATGGTTATATAGACTCAATTGAAACTGATGTAGACTTGGATAAGCTTAAAAGCAAAATCCATAACATTTACTTTAAGGCGATGAACGTAGAATAATGTACATTAAATTTGAAAAGATTCGTTGGATGAACTTTCTGTCTACAGGAAACAATTTCACTGAAATCGATCTTTCAGAGCATAAGACAAGACTGATTGTTGGAGACAATGGGTCTGGAAAATCAACAGTCTTAGATGCTTTGACATTCTGTTTGTACAACAAGCCTTTTAGAAAAATTAACAAACCCCAGCTTGTGAATTCTATCAACAAAAAAGGTTGTCTTGTTGAGTTGGAATTAGAAACTGGAGGAAATAAATATAAGATAACAAGAGGCATAAAGCCCAGCCTGTTTGAGATCCATAAAAACGGTGAATTGCTAAGTCAAGATGCTGCAAATAAAGATTATCAAGAGGTTCTTGAAAAGCATATTCTCAAGCTAAACTACAAGTCTTTCTGTCAGGTGGTGATCGTTGGATCAGCATCCTTTGTTCCATTTATGCAATTGAACACAGCTTCACGAAGAGAAGTGATTGAAGATATTTTGGACATTAAGATTTTTTCATCTATGAGCAGTTTGGTCAAAGATGATATTTCTTCACTGAAGACCAAACTTTCCAACAACTCTGACAAAAGAAGTCTGAAGGAGGAAAGTATCAGGATGTTTAAAGAGACACAGAAAAAGTTACAGAGAAATACCGATGATCTTATCGAGAATTACAAGCAAAAAATCAAAGACACTAAAAGCAAAATAGACGTTGTTCAGAAAGATGTAGATATCCTTGTTGAAGAAGTATCAGATTTTGATTCGGTCAAGGATAAGAATGCAGACTTAAAGAGTAAGATAAATGAGATTCAGAAAATAGAGTATGGTCTCAATCAAAAGATACAGAGACTTAAGAAAGACCTAGATTTTTATGAGAACAGCGAAGAGTGTCCGACGTGTAAGCAAGCGATTGATGAGAATTTCAAGATCCAAGCGCAGGATAGCAAGACTAAAAAAATAAATGAATATCAGGATGGCTTGAAGGCTCTTACATCAAAGAGCGAAAAGATTCAGCAAAGAGTTGAGAGTATATCACTCACTCTTAACAAAATCAGCCAAAAGAATATTGAGCTTTCGGAAAAGAATAAAGAGATGAAGATGCACAACTTCTACATCTCAGACATATCTAAAGAAATAGAAAAGCTAAATCAAGATCACAAAGATATCCAAGACGATCAAGAGTTAACTCAGCTTGAGAACGATTACAAAGATCTAAAAAGAGAATACCTTGTCCTAAAGGAAGAGGCTGGTATTCTAGAGGTTGCTGTTTCTCTTTTGAAAGATAGCGGAATAAAATCAAAGATTATCAAACAGTATGTTCCAGTTATGAACACTTTGATAAATCAATATCTTCAGTCTATGGACTTCTTCGTAAGCTTTGAACTTGATGAGAGATTTACAGAAAAGATTTTGTCACGACATAGAGACATCTTTAGCTACGATTCTTTTTCTGAAGGTGAGAAATTTAGAATTGATCTGGCACTTCTGTTTACGTGGAGAAAAATTGCTAAACTTAAGAATAGTGTATCAACTAATATATTAATCATGGATGAGGTTTTTGATTCGTCATTGGATTCTGGTGGGACCGATGACTTTATGAAGCTGATTAATGATACTGATGATATGTCAAACATCATCATTATAAGTCACAAGGGAGATCAGCTATATGATTCCTTTGACAATGTTTTAAAATTTGAGAAAGTGAAAGGTTTTAGTAGGGTTGCATGATGGAAAATAGAGTAATTGTAGATTCAAAGGCTGATATCCTAACTAAGAAGTTAGATCC